CTGCCTTTTCCGCCCAGCGTGAACACGTACTGGCGACACCCCAACAAAGGGGCGTTTGCTGGTAAGAGCCTGATAAGCGCGGCGGGGCGAAAATTCCAGAGCGCGGCGTGCGCAGCAATAGTTGAGCAGTTACGTCGTCTGCCGAAACCAACGTCGGCACCTGCTTCAGTGGAGATCGTGTTGTTTCCTCCGGATAACCGGATCCGCGATCTGGACAACTATAACAAGGCGCTGTTTGACGCCCTGACCCACGCGGGTGTGTGGGAAGACGACAGTCAGGTGAAAAGAATGCTGGTGGAGTGGGGACCGGTTATCCCGGAAGGGAAGGTCGAGATCACTATCAGTAAGTACGAGAAAACGGCGGGTGCAGCCGCCTGATTAAGAGGAGAAACGAAGTATGAATAATCTGATGGTCATTGATGGTATTGAAGTTCGTCGTGATGCTTATGGGCGTTACAGCCTGAACGATCTGCATCGCGCAGCAGTAGCATCTGGTGCAAATGCCAGAACCAAGGAGCCGGGAAAGTTTCTTTCCAGCCAACAAACTGTTGAGCTTGTTCATGAATTGACCAACACCCAGAATTTGGGTGTTGACCCGGTGAGTGTGATTCATGGGGGAAATGAACGGGGAACGTATGTCTGCAAGGAACTGGTGTATGCCTATGCAATGTGGATCAGCCCGTCATTCCATCTGAAGGTGATCCGTACTTTCGATATGGTAACCAGCGCACCGGAAAAATTATCCGGACAGGCTGCTGACAAGATGCAGGCTGGCGTGATCCTGCTGGACTTTATGCGCCGGGAGTTAAACCTGTCTAACTCTTCAGTGCTTGGTGCCTGTCAGAAACTCCAGGAGGCTGTTGGCTTACCGAATCTGGCACCGCGCTATGCCATTGATGCTCCTGCTGACGCGCCTGATGGCTCAAGCCGCCCCACGCTATCATTGAGTGCACTGCTGAAGCAGTATGGTATCCGCCTGACAGCTAATCAGGCATATCACCAGATGGCGAAGCTGGGGATCGTTGAACAACGTGAACGATACAGCCGCACTGCGATTAACAACATCAAAAAATTCTGGTCGCTGACAGCGAAAGGCTGCATGTTCGGCAAGAACATCACCAGTCCCGCAAATCCGCGCGAGACGCAGCCGCATTTCTTCGAATCCCGATTCCCTGAGCTGTTAAAGCTGCTCGATACCGTTCATTGAGGTGACCGTGAGAGCACTACTGACTCCTGAAATTGCCCCGCGTATGGGGATCGTATTGTTCAGGCCAGGTTCAGAGCTGATGCCCCTGTTTATGCAGGGGCGTGTCCTGCTGGAGCCTGAGCCGGAACGTTATTCATCTTTCGCCAGTGGTGCCGTTCCGGCGGCATCACAACCGCTGGCGGATGATCCTGCCGTTCGGGCCGTGTTCCGCAATGAGGCAGTGATCCGTCGTGCTGGTGGCGTGGAATGTCTTGAAAGCTGGTTACTTCGTGAAAAAGGCTGCCAGTGGCCTCATTCCGACTGGCACAGCGAGAACATGACCACAATGCGACACGCTCCGGGCGCAATCCGTCTGTGCTGGCACTGCGATAACCAGCTGCGCGATCAGTTCACGGAACGGCTGGAATCAATGGCAACGGATAACTGTGCCCGCTGGGTGTTGTCTGTTGTGCGTCGGGATCTCGGTTTTGATGACAGTCACGTTGTGACAATGCCGGAACTGTGCTGGTGGCTGATTCGTAATGACCTGGCGGATGCCTTACCGGAAAGTGCAGCCCGTAAGGCACTTAGATTACCGAAGCCTGTTGTGCCGTCTGTTACCCGGGAAAGTGACCTTGTGCCTTCGGTTCCTGCCACCAGCATCATCCAGGATAAAGCGAAAAAGGTGCTGGCGCTGAAAGTGGATCCTGAGTCGCCGGAGTCTTTTATGTTACGCCCAAAACGTCGCCGCTGGGTTAATGAAAAGTACACGCGCTGGGTTAAGACACAGCCGTGTGCATGTTGTGGAAAGCCTGCTGATGATCCCCACCACCTGATAGGTCACGGTCAGGGAGGAATGGGTACAAAAGCGCATGACCTCTTTGTGTTGCCTTTGTGCAGAAAGCATCACGACGAGCTGCATGCGGATACCGTGGCATTTGAAGAGAAGTATGGCTCCCAGCTGGAGCTGATATTTCGTTTTATCGATCGTGCGCTGGCAATAGGCGTACTGGCGTAAGTGGAGAACGAGCATGAACTTTGAAGCCTTACCGAAATATTACTCCCCAAAATCTCCAAAATTGAGCGATGACGCACCGGCGACAGGCTCTGGTGGTTTAACAATTACGGATGTAATGGCTGCGCAGGGGATGGTGCAGTCGAAAGCACCGCTTGGGTTTGCCTTATTCCTGGCAAAAGTTGGTGTTCAGGATCCTCAGTTTGCGATTGAAGGTCTGCTCAATTACGCGATGGCACTGGATAACCCGACATTGAACAAATTGAGTGAAGAAACCCGGCTACAGATCATTCCTTACCTTGTGAATTTTGCCTTTGCTGATTATTCCAGGTCTGCGGCAAGTAAGGCTCGCTGTGAGCATTGTGCTGGTACTGGATTTCATGATGTATTGCGCGAGGTGGTGAAACACTCCAGAAGCGGGGAATCTGTTATCAAGGAAGAGTGGGTGAAGGAACTGTGTCAGCATTGTCATGGTAAGGGAGAAGTCAGCACAGCGTGCAGAGGGTGTAAGGGTAAAGGTATTGTCCTGGATGAAAAAAGAACCAGGCTTCATGGCACGCCTGTTTATAAGGTTTGTGGGCGTTGCAATGGAAACCGGTTTAGCCGTTTACCAACCACACTGGCGCGGCTTCATGTCCAGAAGCTGGTACCAGACCTGACGGATTATCAGTGGTACAAAGGATATGCAGATGTCATTGATAAACTGGTTACAAAGTGCTGGCAGGAAGAAGCGTATGCTGAGACACAATTGAGGAAAGTGACGAGATGAATGATTTTCGACGAAAATGGCGACATGATGCTTGCATTTTTCAAAAAAATGGATAATATTTTCTCAATGATAGGCATTGTGTGTCCGGCTTTAATAAAAAGTAGAAAACCCGCTGATGTGCGGGTTTTTTTTCGGAATTTTAGATGTGTGGCATTGAAATGGTATTCGGCGAGTAGGTAGAATTTAAACTTTCGTCTCGTCTGGATCGACATGATGTTTCAAGCCTTCCAAACAGCAGTATTTAAAAATGTTGCAGAGTATTTAAAAGGGCGCTTCCCTCATAAGTCGTTAGGGCTCGTATATGCCGACGAGCTGGTACTAAAAGATATGGAGTTCCTCAAGGCTAACAATAAACTGCGGTGGGATCCCGGACTAAAGTCGCGAGTGTTTATGGATATGATGGAAGAACACCCGATAAAACTAGTTGTTTATTATCGTGGGGAGCCTATTGGATTTGCATTTGGGTGTTACTGTAAGCCGAAAAATGCGGTGCATATTTGCTGGATGGAAAAACGTAATGATGCACATGAAGACCTAGACCATCAGATGCTTGGTATCGTTTTGGATTGCTTCTCTGCATATGCACGATTTCTGAACCTTCAGGGTGAATCTATTGATTCGATAGCTTTAGTTAGTCCAGTTGATGGGGCAATAAGATACTATACTGAAAGTGGTTTTGAGTACATTGCTGATTACGAACGAGGTGGTTGCGCAATGGTGCTTAGGAGCGTTTTACCTAACCAATCAGTGTGAGTTAGATTCTTAATTTCTCCAGAATCATTACAAAAGTATTGAAAACCTCTTTTAGTTGATGCAATCTGGATCCACACAAAGCACACACAAAATGTACTACGCTTTACTTTATACATCTTCAGGTAACAAACTTTGTTGCCTTTATGCTTCAAAGAAGCAACTACAGCTTAGTGCTGAACAAGGGGATTTTTATGAAACATCATGAGCAGATAGAGATTGAGGCAGCTAAAGTCGTCGCCGAACTCTTTGCTGGCAATGCATCTCCAATGGAAACCTTTGGTATTACATGGAGTCAAACTCAGATGTTAGAGCGTAAGAATCCTGGTGTAGTGATCAAACTAGTACCGGATGACGGTAAAAAACTTGCGTATTGCTGATAATTTTTAAAGATTTTTTCAGCTAGAGAATCGATTATTTTACTATAAATCGCGAAGGAGCCCCACATATTGTGGGGCTTTTTGTTTCATCTTAGTTAGCCGTTATTCACATTCACTACTTTGCTACTTATCCACTGTAAAAATAAATTGTGAATTATTTTGTGGCTTATTGTTAGTGTTCTATCAATTTTGTGTGTGATATTCCATTGGCGTGGTTATTATCTGTGCATCGCACTTAAATGTATAAAGCTCACTAGTTGAGACAATCCTACCACCAGTTGGTGGTATCTCATGATTCACTGAATTGCAAATCTTCTGAATTGCTGGATGAGTTTAAATCTCACCGGCGCTATTTCTCCGTATCAGTCTCCGTGCCTTATACCGATGTCAGGACGCATAAGCCCGTTCAGTTCTACCCGGGTAAACATCCGTGCGAGAAACCGGCGGATATGCTCAGGCAAATAATCAATGCCAGTAGTCGACCTGGTGATCTGGTTGCTGATTTCTTTATGGGATTCGGTTCCACAATAAAAGCAGCAATGGCGCTGGGGCGTCGGGCGTTAGGTGTTTAACTTGAGTCAGAGCGGTTTAATCAGACGGTGAAAGAGGTAAGTGAACTGGTGGGGAAATAATTCTGGTGGCCACGTTGCGTGGCCTTTTTATTTCCAACACAGCACCCGCAAATATCGCGAGGTGAGAGATGACGAAATGCCTCATAACCCAAATACCTGGCCGGACTGGCTGGAGTTGTTTCAGAGCTGGTGGCGTGGAGACACACCGCTGGGTGCAGTGATTATGTCGATCGTTATGGCTGGTTTGCGCATCGCCTATTTTGGCGGTGGTGGTGGCTGGAAGCGAAAAACGCTCGAGATTTTGCTATGTGGCGCTCTGACGCTGACCTTTGCATCCGCTCTTGAGTATGTCGGATGGCCTAAATCACTTTCTGTTGCCATTGGTGGTGGGGTGGGGCTGATCGGTGTCGATGCTATTCGTGGGGCTGCAATGCGAGTAATCGGTAACAAATTTGGTGGCTCTAAGGAGTAATTTATGCAGGTACTAAATTCCCAGCGTAAAGCTTTCCTTGATATGGTGGCTTGGTCAGAAGGAACGGATAACGGACGACAACCGACACGTAACCACGGTTATGACGTTATTGTCGGTGGTGAACTCTTCACTGATTACTCCGATCACCCTCGCAAACTTGTCACGCTAAACCCCAAACTCAAATCAACAGCCGCCGGACGTTACCAGCTTCTTTCACGTTGGTGGGATGCTTACCGTAAACAGCTTGGTTTGAAAGACTTCTCCCCCAAAAGCCAGGACGCTGTGGCATTGCAGCAGATTAAAGAACGTGGCGCTTTACCGATGATTGATCGTGGTGATATTCGTCAGGCTATCGACCGTTGCAGCAATATCTGGGCTTCGTTGCCGGGCGCTGGTTACGGTCAGTTCGAGCATAAGGCTGACAGCCTGATTGCAAAATTCAAAGAAGCAGGCGGAACGGTCAGAGAGATTGAGGTATGAGCAGAGTAACCGCGATTATTTCCGCTCTGGTTATCTGCATCATCGTTTGCTTGTCATGGGCTGTTAATCATTACCGCGATAACGCCATTACCTACAAAGCCCAGCGCGACAAAAATGCCAGAGAACTGAAGCTGGCGAACTCGACAATTACTGACATGCAGATGCGTCAGCGTGATGTTGCTGCGCTCGATGCAAAATACACGAAGGAGTTAGCTGATGCGAAAGCTGAAAATGATGCTCTGCGTGATGATGTTGCCGCTGGTCGTCGTCGGTTGCACATCAAAGCAGTCTGTCAGTCAGTGCGTGAAGCCACCACCGCCTCCGGCGTGGATAATGCAGCCTCCCCCCGACTGGCAGACACCGCTGAACGGGATTATTTCACCCTCAGAGAGAGGCTGATCACTATGCAAAAACAACTGGAAGGAACCCAGAAGTATATTAATGAGCAGTGCAGATAGCGCTGCCCATATCGATGGGCAACTCATGCAATTATTGTGAGCAATACACCCGCGCTTCCAGCGGAGTATAAATGCCTAAAGTAATAAAACCGAGCAATCCATTTACGAATGTTTGCTGGGTTTCTGTTTTAACAACATTTTCTGCGCCGCCACAAATTTTGGCTGCATCGACAGTTTTCTTCTGCCCAATTCCAGA